TGTCGCAATTCAAAATTGTGGTAACAGATACATATCATCTTGCCATAAATGCATTTGCGCAAGGCTGTCTTGTGTATTGCATTGGAGATGGCAATTCATCATTAAATAAAAATTTACAAAAAGTAAATGGGGACATCAAAAAAGGAGTTCTATTAAGCGAATTGGGATTGACTTATTTTTATGGCCGTGTTGATTCAGATAAAATAAATACTCTCGCGCAAACATCAGGAGCCATTGTTCAAATGGCAAAGTTGGAGGAATATTTTTCTTTCATCAAAGAAAAAAGAGAAAAGCTGAAACAAAAATGCTTGGATATTATTTTCAAATAAACAAATGCCACAAGGAGAGATAACACCATGTTTAATGAACAAAATGATAATGGCAAACACTACAGGTTTGAGTACAAAGGAATAAAGCTAGATCCAGCCAGAATCTGCCATATATATAAAATAACAAATTTGATTCAAGGCTCAATTATCAAAAAAACTCTTTGCGCGGGCAATAGAGGACACAAAGACATAAGAAAAGACATTAATGATATAATAACAGCATGCAACAGATGGCTTGAAATGTTGGATGAAGATGAAAATTCAAATGTTGGAGAATAAAAATGTTAGCTTGCGATCTTGAGACAACTGGATTGTTAAAACCAGATTTGGTAGATGCTAGAATCCAACCATGCATCACGGAAATTTACGTCTGTAAATTTGACTGGTATGGAAACATCACTGCTGAGTTTGAGACTTTTGTTAAGCCAACTCTTCCAATTCCTGATAATGTAATTGAAATTACAGGAATAACGAATGAGATGGTATCCAACGCTCCATCTTTTATTGAAATCTATGATGAACTTGTAGATTTCTTTTTAGGTGAGAAAATTTTCTTTGCTCATAATTGCAGTTATGAAATTGGTGTTTTGTCCTGTGAGTTGAGAAAGTTTGATTTGGATTATCGCTTCCCATGGCCAGCGCATCAAATTTGCACCGTGGAGGCTGCGATGCCCATTGCAAATAAACGCCTCAAATTAGGACAGCTTTATAAAGAGATCACAGGAAAAGATATGCCATATGGGCATAGGGCGAAAGTTGATGTTCTCGCAATGGTTGAGTGTATAGTTGGCATGAAGAAAAGGGGATTGTTGTGATCCTTGAATGTGCAAAAGATGAACATTGTAAATCAATTGTTGTAAATATTGAAGTGACTGATTTTGGAAGTTTCTCTTCTTCTGCAATGTGCTATGAAGAAGCATGCTGGGCGCTGGCTTCCCTGTTTGAATATTTCCAAGAATTAAAAGGTGATGTTATTCCATTGGAGGTTTGATAATGAAAAATATGTTAGCGTGTGCTCATGATAAAAGCGTACATGTTGGTTATCATGTAATTCGCTGCAATGATTGTGGCGCTTTGAAAACTGATTCTACTTGGGGAATTGCATCAAACATGTGGTTTGCAAATCGCGATGATGCAAAGTTCTACATGACTCATGGATATGCCGCTGGTGATACTCTTTATCCAACTTTGAATCTTTGCACTGTTACATATTATGGTGTTGATGAAAATCAGAATTATGAGCGCGATGAGTGTACTGATGACACTTCGATGATTGACTTGTTGAAAAAAGTACAACCTGATTCAGAGCGAGTAGTTGAAGTTGAAGTTATTCTGAAAATAAAAAGAGGATCATTGAAATGAAAATCCAAGAATTGATGCGTCTGCTTTCTGCTGTTGGGATTGAATATAAAAATGATCCAAAAATTCGCAAGCTAAAATTTAGGACGAATGCAATAACACCAAATCGCCTTTGTGATATTTTGGTAGTTTATTCTGAAGATGGAAAAATTGACGATATTCTTGGCGAGCCAATATTGCAAGATGAGTTGAATAAAATCTTGGAAGAAGAAAAGAAAAACAAAAAGCCAAAAGCAAAAACAGGAGTCAAAATCGAAGAGTTGGTTGAGTTGATAATGATTGAAGCAGATTCAGAAGATGGATATGCTGTAAATAAATCAGATTGGATGAAAGAAGCAGAAAGAAGAATCTGTGAAAAATTAGTTGATGAAGGGAAATTGATTCTGCTTGGTAAAGATTTCAGCAACTACTATTATCAAATAAAGGATTTTGTATGAAACCAATTGTTGATCTTGCGCTCAGAACTGAATATTCATTTCGCCAAACATATGGCAAGATGGAAGATATTGTTACAACTGCAAAAACAAATTACATTGGTGTTGCTGATATCAATAATACATTCTCTCATGTTCTTCTTGAAAAGGAATGCAAGAAAAAAGGTATTAATCCAATCTTTGGTGTTCGCTTAGAGGTTCTAGGCGAGGATAAAAAGAAGGTAAGAGGCGCCGCTGGGCCGCTTTATACGTTTATAGCGCGCAATAATTCTGGGCTATTTGAAATAAATAAGCTGGTTACACAGGCTTGGGAAAATTTCTATTACAAACCAATGATTTTTTGGTCAGATGTGCAAGATTTATCAAATGATGTGATTGTAATATCTGACTATGTTGAAAATGAAGATTTGCGATTGGATTATGTGTCGCTTTCACCTTCAACTCCAAGTTTTGTATTTGATGAATTTTTCTACAAGTCAAAACCAAAAGTTTATCTGAACAATAATTTCTTCATAACTCCAGATGATAGAAAAGTATATCAGTTGATGGCAGGATCAACAAAGCGTGGTGATGAGTATCATTATAAATTTGATACAAAGCGAGCATTCCAACACATCCTCACCACAGAAGAATTTTATCGCATTTATAAAAATGAAGAAGCGATAGAAAATACATACAAAATTGCTGAGCAATGCCATGTCACTTTACCAAAAGCAAAAATGGTCAAATACAATGGCAATAAAAAAATGATAGAAGAGTGCAAGAAAAATGCAATTAAAAAAGGCATTGATTTGGCAAATGATGAAAAATACAAAGAAAGATTTGAAAGAGAAATTGGATTGATAATAAAAAAGGAATTTGTTGACTACTTTATGATTGTTTCTGATATGATACAGAAAGCAAAAAAGACAATGTTCGTTGGTCCATCTCGCGGGTCATCAGCTGGAAGTCTTGTTTGCTATTTGCTTGGAATCACAGAAATTGATCCTATAAAGTTTGATTTAATATTTGAGCGGTTTATTGATATCACAAGAGAAGATCTTCCTGATATTGATATTGACTTTCCAGATGATGGAAGGGAATCTGTTATTAAAGACACCTTCAAAATTTATGGAAAGGAAAATGTATGCCACATTTCAAACATAAACAAATTCGCTGCAAAATCTGCACTGGAAGAGGTTGGAATAGCATTGAGAGTTCCACGGTATGAAATGGATATTCTCAAAGATTCTATTGTTGACCGCTCTGGTGGTGATGCTCGCGCAAAAATGGCAGTTTTAGATACTCTGATGACAACAGATGTTGGCAAAGATATGTTGTATAAATATCCAGCATTGAGATATGCAGAAAAAGTCCAAGGCCACGCAACACACGCAGGAAAACACGCAGCTGGCATTATTGTTTGTAATGATGATCTTTGTAAATATGGATCGATAAATTCACGCGAAGGCTCCATAATGATGGACAAAAAAGGCGCTGAATATTTAAATCTATTGAAAATAGATGTTCTTGGATTGCGTACTTTGTCCATTTTGCAAGAATGTGCCAAATTAATTGGCATGGATTACAAAAAATACTACACCCTTCCACTTGATGATCCAAAAGCATACAAAATTTTTCAAGATATGAGACTTAATGGCATCTTTCAATTTGAAGGTGGTGCCATGAGAATGCTTTGTGAGGCAATGGGTGTTGAAAATTTCAATGATATTTTCATATTAACTGCGCTTGCAAGACCAGGACCATTACACTCAGGTGGAGCAAATAAATTTGTAGAGAGAAGAACAGGAAGAGTTGAAGTTGAATACATATGTGATCACCCAAGTTACATAGAAGTAACAAAAGAAACACTTGGTGTAATCGTATATCAAGAGCAGCTTATGAATTTATGTAAGTTGTGCGGTAATATGACCTGGGAGGACGTTTCAGCAATACGCAAAGCTGCTTCAAAAACCATGGGGAAAGCTTTTTTTGACAAATACCGCGAAAAATTCTTAACTGGAACAAGAGAAAATAAAATTCCAGATGATCAATCAATTCCAATGTGGGAAAATATGATAACTTTTGGAAGTTGGGGTATGAATAAATCCCACACCGTTAGTTATGGGCATATTTCATATTGGTGCGCGTATATGAAGGCAAATTTCCCTCTGGAGTTTACAGTTGCGAATTTGCGCCATTCTAAGTCAGAAGATACAACGCTGAAAATCTTACGCGATGCTTTTGAAAACGAAGGTATTGAATATTTGCCAGTTGATCCTGATGAATCTGAATTGGATTGGTCTGTTAAAGATGGAAAGCTAGTTGGTGGGTTGATAAACATAAATGGAGTTGGTGAAAAGAAAGCGCTTGAAATAATCCAGTGCCGTGAAGGTAAAAAGAAATGGACTCCGAGTATGGTGCGATCATTGATGGATCCCAAAACTCCTTATGATATTTTATACCCATGTAAGCATCTTTGGGGTGATATTTATCAAAACCCAAGAGAATATGGATTGGCATTCCCTCCAAGTTTAATTGGTGATATCAAAGGTGCTGGAACTTATGTTGTAATAGGACAAGTAAAGCGCAAAGACTTGCGAGATTTGAATGAATACAACGAGTTGATGAAGCGCGGTGGAAAGCGCTATGAAACAGAAAATAAAACATTCAAGCTTTTGGTAGAAGATGACACAGGACAAATACACTGCTCAATAAGCAGAAAGAATTTTGAGCGCTTGAGTGGACAGGTTTTGTCTGAGACTTTAATTGAAGATGAAAGCTGGGTTATCATCAAAGGCAAGGTAAATGAAGGTTGGCGCGTTATCCTTATTGAACAAATATTTGATTTGAAAAATCTTTGAGGTGGAATATGGAAGACCAAGTAAGCAAATACAAAATAATTTTTCCTTTGACTTATTTCTATGCGAAAGATAGCAAAGGAGCAATAAGATGTTGGGGTATATCTGGAGTAATAAAAAATCCAGATTCATCAAAAGAGATTGGAGTCATAAAATTCATTTTTGGTACAGTAGGTGGCCAACTTCAAGAAGAAATTGAATATGTGGATGAAGGTCTTCAAAGTAGAAATCTCAAAGAGCAAGTTTTGTCCAGAATCAATTCAAGAATCCACAATAAAAAGAAATCTGGATATGTTGATAACATGCAAGATGCAGAAAATAACAAACGTGTGAACCTTCTTGGTCTTGAGCGACCAATGCTTGCAAAGAAATATAAGGATGTAGTTTCAAAAATAAGATGGAAGGAAGGAGCTTACATCCAACCAAAATTAAATGGCGAGCGTTGTTTGATTAAAAAATGTGGTGGAGAGATAATTGCATATAGTCGCCAAGGAATAGAATTTACAACTCTCAATCACATAACAAACATAATAAAGAAAATTCCAGGTGACTTCACTTTGGATGGTGAGCTGTACGTCCACGGTCAAAAATTACAAACAATAAACAGCTGGGTAAAACGAAAACAACCAAATACAGAAAAAGTCCAATATCATGTTTATGATATTGTTATGGATGTGGAATATTCAAATCGCATAAGTGAATTGAATAAGATTGAAAATATAATTGGTGGAATTCACTCAATATTTTTTGTTGATCCTGTAATAGTATTTGATGAAATCGACGCAATGAAAATGCGCGATTATTATATTGAGTGGGGATATGAAGGAGCAATGATCCGTGGATTTGAACTTCCATATCAAGATGGAAAGCGCTCCAACTCTCTTTTGAAAATGAAGAAGGCATTGGATGAAGAATTTTTGGTTGTAAATATTTCACCATCAGTTCATGGCTGGGGAATTCTGGATTGTATAACAAAAGAAGGTAAAAAGTTTTCTGTTTCTGCTCCAGGCAGCATTGAAGAAAAAACAGAAATCTATTTTAACAGAGAAAAATTCATTGGAAGATATTGCCAGGTTGAATTTTTTGAGTGGACTATTGAGAAGAAACCTTTTCACCCAGTTGCGCTAAGGTTCAGAGATATAGGGCAGGAATAGCCTACCCTCCCAACCCTATCCTGCCCCTTTCGATACCTTACCAGAGGGGGCAGGAGGGATTCTAATCCTATACCCTATACCCTACTATAGCCCACCTCCTTCAAACCCCCTCCTGAGCGATTCCTGGGCCTCCTTATAGGTTAATAAATAACCCACCTATAACTTATAGGTCAATTATTTTTGTAGCTTTCCCACCAAGATCGCACATCAAAACAAGGGCAAGCTTTTTGTACCTTTGGTAAATCCCTGTGTCCCAAAATTTCAGCTTCTGGATATTGCTCAGAATATTTTTCTAACAACTCAGCCAAAGAAATAAATTGATCAAGTGTGAAATTATTTTCTGGCTTTCCAGTTTTTGTAATTCCACCAATCAAACAAATCCCAATGCTTATTGAATTATATCCATGTGCGTGGGATCCAACCAAATCATCTTGTCTTCCATCCTCAATAGCTCCATCTCTTTTTATAACTTTGTGATATCCAATTCCTGCCCATCCTTGTTTTCTGTGTTGTATATCAATTTCTTTTGCGCCAATTTGAGAATCTGGACCATTTCCACTGCAATGAACAACAATAAATTCAGTCTTCAATCGTTTTGTCATAATATTCTCTTTTAAACGGCGTTATACGCTTATAGATTTAGCCTAAAGGGATACCCGATAGGCTAAAAACTAAACCTAGAAAGCTATTTTTTTATCAACTCCTATCTTATCTGAGCTTACCAAAGTAAACACCCAATTTGATATGGCCAAAATAGCAATTGCGGATCCATCAACTATTTCTGCATCAATAGGAATTGAAATAGCAAATCCATAGGCAGAAGAAACCTCAAAAAGAGACCAAATGAACCCAATTAAAACATTTGTGGTCACTTGCCCCTTTTTCCAGGCCTCTGGATTTGCAACAACTTGTCCATGGTTGAACAGCTTCAACACAGATTTAATTTTATTCAATTTCATGATTGCGCTCCATTATGAAATTTGTATTCCAATTTCTCTTCCATCTTTTCCATTCTTTTATCTATTCGATCATCAAGAGCTTGTATCTTATCCAAAACCTTAGATTCAAATTTTTCTAAATCAGATTGCTTTGCATAATCCCCAGCAATCAATAAAGATACTTTGTGAATTTCTTCATTTAGTCTAAAATCAGCATTTTGCAATTCACGTATTGATCCATAAAATGTATGTAAGAACCAACCGCCAATTGTTCCAATTATTCCAACTGATATATTGAATAAAACTTGATAGTCCACATCTACACCTCGTTAAGCCCAAGCTGCCCCGTTCCATCTGTAAATAGCGTTTGTGTCCATACGCCAAACACTCATTCCTTCATGTCTAGCCCCTGGTGTTATGGGGGTTCCTGATGTATCAAATCCTGGAACAAATACCCAACCCCCATTATAGTATCCTGCTATACAATGTGCGTGCCCGACCCAAGCATTTGCAGGCGATGAACCAACAACATAACAATCTCCTTCTGTTGGACTCCCCGGCGGCGTATTCTGTGTTCCAATAACACCAATGCCAGATTTCAATTGAAGAGCAAATATTGCTTCATTCAAAGTTATTTCTGGATTTGATTGCTGCTGTGATATCAATGGTATTCCAAAATCGGGTGTACTCATACTTTAAAAACTCCAACATATCCACGGCCAATATTTGGTGATATTTGATAAATCCTTATATTTATAAAATCACCAGGTGTCAATCCATCTGTTGTTTGTTGTGCTGCTGTATATGAAGCAGTTTGTGTTGATGCTACAATTGTTCTTAGCAAAACAGTATTTGCAGCATTATAAATTTCAACATTATATTGTTCATATTCTTCGTCAAGAATAACGGGGCCATATCCTATACCTGGGGGAACCAATCTCGTTCTTCTCATCCATGTTATTGTTAAATTATTTGATGAATCTCTTTCACCTCTCGCATTAACAGGCGATCTTGGCTTTGATCGTTCTCCTGTATTTCTAAATGTAACAGTATCAATTATTTCAGTTTCTGTAAAATATGTTGGTACTGATTTATATAACCAAGTTTGACCTATATCAGAATATCCATAATTGAAAGTTTGAATTATTTGATTGCTCAAATAAACAAAAATGTCATTAACTGCATGATCTCCCATTGTATGTTCAGTTCCACGCAAACCGCGTATCAATCCACTTATGTTATATGTCCGTGGTGTTGCGCTAGTCAAAACAGCAGTTGTAAAACCAATAATCTCACCACGCTCACCATTAGCAGACCCAACCCATATCATGTTTACGCCATTTAAAACATTCAATTCAGATGTTGAAACTAGCTCATGGTTGTTTGAATCTAAAACAACAGTTATTACAGTTTCTCTATCCCAGAAAAATTTATTTGCATTTGGTATTAAACTTGTTACAACCCCTGTTACATTTCTAGTTGTTATTGTGCCAGAATCATAATATGTATCACCACCATCAGTTGATCTGTATAACTTACCACCACGCCAAACACCAACCGCAGCGTTGCCAACCCAACTAGCCGATTCAGGCTGGCCATTTTCAAGCAATGGTGGATTGAACATGTATATGCGCAATTCAGATTCACCAAGCTGTGTGTTGTCAGCAGGTGTTGCCTCTTCTGCAATTTCACTTCCATTATAAACATCAGGCTCTGATGATCTACAATCAAATGAAATTATTCCATTTGCGCCACGTTTTTTACTTTCAATTCTAAAAGGAATCCACGCTTCACCAATTTTAATTCCAACATAATCACCTGCTTCCAAATAATCATGGCGATATGTAACATCAAATTTTATTTCAAGTCGTTCAGTCCATGGCTCCCAAAGTAATCTATCTGCTATTTTTCTTGCAGTTTCAGATTCAAGAGTTATTTCAAATTTTCTATCTGTCTTTGTTTTTGAATCACCAAATGTTCTTTCTGAATATTGGGTGCTTTTTTGATAATCTCTATAAACATCAATATACGTTACACTTACTTTTTTTGGGAATTGACGATCTGGCGATCTTTTGCAAATAGGTTGTGACTCGCTCATTAAACTTGTTGATGCACTCATTGAATCATTATCAATAGCGCCATTTAAAGTTTTTGCTCTTGACTTGAAATAAATCTTATCTGCACCTTCAACTATATCAAAATTGTAAACCTCAGCCAAAGATTGGATTGCGTCTATTCCACTGCTTTGTTGTGATATTACACATCCCAAAACATTTGTAGTAAGCGTTGGATCGACTTCAAATTCATCAGGGGCAAAACCAGAGCGATAGCATATATCAGTTATTAGATTGTAAACATCCCAAACAAAACCATCGACTTCAAATTCTAAATTTGGTATTGTATTGCCAAAATCACCAATTTGTAAATTCTCCAATACAACATACGAAACACCTCTGTATCCAGGTTTTGTTGTATCTGTTATTGCAGGTGATCTATTTTGTGTTGCGCTTCCATTGTGCAAATATATTCCTGAAAAAATTTGACCTTCAGGGTTATAAGACCAGCCCGCATCTGGAATATCAGTTATTTGATCATTATTCCAAATCAATTTACTATTAGCCCAAATTCTTTTGATATTTCTACATGGCCCCCCAACCGCAATGGCAATAGCAGGACAATGATACGTATACCAAATTGTATAAGTTGATGAGCCAAATGTGCCATTGGTGTGTTTTATTTTATTTTCAGTTTCAACAATAGGGACTAAATAAATTACATTACCTGCAATTCTATTATGCGGCCCATATATTAAAGGTATTGGACGACCATAAGTTGATTCTTGAAATTTATCAACATCCGATCTTTGACCAACTGTATCTTCAAATGGTATGAATGCTTTTGATACAGACGTGATCCCTGCCAGTATGCCACGTAAAGAAAGCACCGTTATTAGTTCAGTCATTTACACAACCCCTTTAAAACACCACCAAGAATGAATCTTGGTCAAAAAATTATTATCCCAATAAACTTGAATAACTTTTTTAGAAGATTGTGAAGTGTGGATTATTTGATTGTCACCAATATACATAGCAACATGCATTGGTAAATTTTTACGCCAAGAAACAGCACAAAAATCACCTTTTTTAACATCTGCCAAATGAATTCTATCAAAAAACAATTCTAATCCATCAATCAAATGCCGTGGATTGGGCCTTTGTCCATACGATAAGATGTTGCTTGGCACATGCCCGCAAATGCCTAGTTCCTGCCCAATACCAATGATCAAATTGATACAATCAACCCCATGATATTTAACGCGCTGATTGTGGTGAAAAGGGGTATCTATCCATGTTTTTGCTACTTGTACTATTTTATCGCGCATCTGGAGTCCTCATCAATGCATCATTTCCAGGCAGATCAGGGAAGCCACCAAATGAATCCATGGTTAAGCCAAATTTGACAGTATGGTGAGTTCTTGTTTTATCACAACCCGGTGTCATTGTATATGTGTCTCCAATTTCTATTTTGAATGGCATTGGATTCCACAGAACAATTGCATCAATTGTACTGTCATATGTTTTAATTTCTGATGTTACCCCTGCATTATTTCCAGCAGTCCATACAATTTTACCAAGTGAATAATATCCATTTGTTTCAGTTATTGCAGAATCGAAAAATTGACGATATCTTGATCTATTGATTCCAGCATCAACTGGCACTCCGGTTACAGTTCCATTATATTCAAGAGTTGATATATCAAATGGGCAAGGAGAAACACCAAGCTCATATCTGCATGCAGGTGTATATACATCAATCAATGGAGTTTGATCAAATTTTTGCCCAATTGTTAAAACTTGCATTGAGTATCTTGTTTTCGAAACAGACACACTACTAATTATTCCGCGTATTAACCTTTTTGATCCCGCTCTGCTGTCTCCCCATTCAACTCTATAAACATCCACAATAGCACCATCAAACAAACCATGTGCTAGGTCATGTTCTGTTATGTAGTCTTGTCCAATTATGCCATTGATCTCAACATCACCGACACCACGGTTTGCTATTATTCCAGTTTCAGATGCAGTTGGAGAAAAAGAATAACATGGAGTGAATGTTGCACTATTAAAATCAATTGATTCGTTGTGGGTTGTAAATGCAAATGAAATTCCATCTCTTCTTGTGATTTTGTAACATTGGCAAAATTTTGTATGGCAATCACCCATAGCAGTTAGCGCTAAAACATAAGCATTTGAAATTAACACAGGTTGCGATATTGTAGTTAAAGCGAGAATAACAGCTTTGCTTATTCT